AAAGACGTTAATGAAGCAGTCAATAAATATGGTAAACTGTTTGTTTTAAAAAGTATACTTCATTCAAAAGAATCTAGCCGTTTGAAGATTGAATTAAGGAAGAAAAAGTTATGGGCTTAATATCAAGATTTATCCACAAAATTAAAATGTATATTCGCTTTCGCAAAAAACTAAAGCAAATTCGGGACGAAGAACCATATATCTACAAATGATTAAAGATATAGTTGAACAGGATGTTTGGGAGTGGATTAAAAATTATATAGAAGCAAATCATAAATTTTATGATTATAAATTCCCCCCTTGCCCATATGCAAAAAGTGCTAGACTCAAGGGTTTAGTCACTGTTCATGCATATGAATCTGGTAGTATTTTTAATTTTATTAAAAAAATGTCATCAAAAAATATTGATGATAATAAACATTCTGTAATGGTATTGGTATTACCGCCTAGAACTAAATTATTCAATTGGTTTTTGTCAAAATTTATTAATAATTTAAATAAAAAATTAGTACAATCTGATTACTATGCTCAATATGGAGTGGCGTTATCTACAGAAAGCAAATATGCTGGATTTTTAAATTCTGGTGAGTATTCTATAGTTATAATCAATAAATTGTCTGAAATTCTTGATGGTCACAAATCTCTTCTCAAAACAGATTATTACAAATCTTGGGCAAAACATCATTATGATGCAGTGGTAGTTCGCAGACAAGACATGTATGATCGTTATGGAAAAAAATAAAAAAACATTAGTAATATGTAATTTCCCACGAACCAGCGAAGCTATCTGGTTCCCTATCCTATGGATAAATGCCAAAACATACTATGAAAGAAACGGCAAAAACGTAGATGACTGGTATTGGCATCCATGTTATTTTGACATGTACAGTGGCGAAAATATAGAAACAATTAAAAATATGTTGTTGGAAGCAAAACCAGATATATTTGCAATTAGTTTATATGTTTGGAATTATAAACTAAGTCATGATGTTGCTGCTTGGGTTAAACAAACATTCCCAAAGTGTTTAGTTATTACAGGGGGGCCACATCAGTATGTTAAACATGATTTAGATTGGTTTAAAAAACACAAATATATAGATGCTAGTTTGCCGGGTGAATGTTATGGTGAATTGGCTTTTCAAGAAATTCTAGACAATTATCAAGATGGTAAAGTTGAATGGTCTAAAATCACTGATATCAGATATCCAAAAGGAAAAAATCGTCATATTACTGCCAGCCCACTATCTATGCATCGCTCTTCAAAAAAGTATTATGATTTTGATTTTTCTGCATATGATGCACAAATAGAAGAATTAAAAAAGTTTAATCAATATTATACTAGTATTACTTCAAAAACCCAATTGCTTGCCATGCTAGAAACAACACGTGGGTGTCCATATGGCTGCACGTATTGCGATTGGGGTGGTGGCACAAGCACCACTGTTATTAAAAAAAGTGTAGAATCTGTGCAAAAAGAAATAGATGGATTATCTAATTTTAATTTAAAATTATTATACATATGTGATGCAAATTTTGGTATTTTTGGCGAAAGAGATGTTGAGATTATCAAATACATTGCAGACAGTAAGATGGCAAATGGGTACAATTTTCAAGTATTATATGGTGGGTATGCCAAAACAGAAAATAAACTAGAATACATTAAGCAAATTGTCCAGTTTGATATGGAGCACAATTTAAGTTTTACTGACGAAGTAAAATTGTCATTACAAAGTATTGATCCAGAAGTATTGAAAAATATTGACAGAGTTAATATTCCATTGGATAAACAAATGGAAGTTTACAAGCCAATTGCACAAAAAAACAAAGTCCCATTTTACATAGAAATTATTATGGGATTGCCTGGCATGACATTGGATAAATTTTATGCTGAATGTGATGTGTATGGTGGTTATGAAATGGCTATGCAATGGTTTCAATGGATACTGATGCCAGAAACGCCAGCCTATGATAAATCATACAGAGAAAAATTTGGATTAGAATTTGTAACAAAAACATATGGGTGGCAAATGATAGAGCCAGACTCTCATTATGACATTGTTATTGGTGCTAAGAGCTATTCAAAAACTGATTATTTGCAAATGTTATTATCCACCAGTTTGTATAATTTATTAATTCAGGGTGGGTATTACAAGAACACTTTCAAATGGGTGATGGAAAATCATCAACTAAAAACTGGACAAATAATTAGAGATATATTTGAAAACTTTTTCATGAAAGACGAATCCTGTGAGCAATTTAAGGATTTGGTATTTCAAGATTGGAATAAAATAATCAATGATACTACTAGTCCAGCCATAGTAAGAATAGACGATAAAAATTCAGTTTATGGTGGATACTATTTTGTTGGACTTGCTTTTTTATATCATGAAACTTTTACAAAAAAGTTAATAGATTGGATACAGTTGAAATACTCTGTCCCACGTGGTATAATCGTGTCTGACGAAGAAGTTACAGTACACGTAAATAATTTTAATACTATTAAGTGGAAAAATCTTGTTGCTTTTGATTCAAAAAAACCAGTCTCTAAACTAGAAAAATATTATGGTTCTGCTCTAGATTTACTGGTTGATTTTATGTACAGAACATACAGAGATACAGGAACAATATCCAGAGGCAAAAAACGCTTATTTGGTATAATTCCATTAAAATAAAACATGAATATAAATTACAGTACAGAAATTCAAAAATTGTTTTTAGAAATGATGCTGCAAGATGCAGAGAGTTACGTTCGTGTTCAAAACATTTACAACCCAGATAACTTTGATCGTAGTCTGCGTGATGTTGCACAATTTATTAAAGATCATGCAGAAAAATATAAAACACTACCATCAAGGGAACAAATAAAAACGATTTCTAATGTAAGTCTTAAAGAAGTCGGTGAGTTGACCACTGGTCATTATGAATGGTTTTTAGATGAATTTGAAAAATTTACTAGAAAACAAGAACTGGAACGTGCAATTCTAAAATCTGCTGATCTTATTGAAAAGGGTAATTATGATCCTGTAGAAAAACTAATCAAAGATGCAGTGCAAATTAGTTTGACTAAAGATATGGGCACAGATTACTTTGATGATCCACGCAATCGCTTGATGAAGATTAAATCAAACAATGGACAGGTTAGTACTGGATGGCCTACCATGGATCAAAAATTATTTGGTGGAATGAATCGTGGTGAATTAAACATCTTTGCTGGTGGTTCTGGTTCTGGTAAATCATTATTCATGCAAAACATTGCATTAAATTGGTTGACTGCTGGATTAAATGGAGTATTTCTTACACTGGAACTTAGTGAAGAACTTACTGCTATGCGTATGGATGCAATGGCAGCAAACATGAGCACGAAAGAAATTTTCAAAGAACTAGATACTTTGGAAATGAAAATTAAAATGCTAGGTAAAAAGTCTGGTAAATTACGTATTAAGTACATGCCAGCACAAAGTAATATCAATAATGTTCGTGCATATTTAAAAGAATTAGAAATTCAAACTGGAACAAAAACTGATTTTATCATGGTAGATTATTTGGATTTGTTAATGCCAGTGAGCGCTAAAGTTAGCCCAAGTGATTTATTTGTTAAAGACAAATATGTGTCTGAAGAATTGCGTAATTTGGCTCGTGAATTTAATATATTGATGATCACTGCATCGCAGTTAAATCGTAGTGCTGTTGAAGAAGTAGAATTTGATCATAGTCATATTTCTGGTGGTATTTCTAAAATTAACACCGCAGATAATGTTTTTGGTATTTTTACATCACGAACCATGAGGGAACGTGGCAGGTATCAGATTCAACTTATGAAAACACGTAGTTCAAGTGGGGTAGGTCAAAAAATTGATCTAGATTTTAATATTGAAACATTGAGAATAACTGATCCATGCGAAGAAGAGCAAGCATCTCAGACGTTTAACTCCTCATATGCCCCACCAGTTCAAGAAAATTCGGTATTATCCATTATGGAAAAAATCAAAACTGTTGGTAAAATAACACCCCCTTCACATGAAGATACAAAAACGCCATTGGTTGAAGAAAAAAAGATTGTCGCAAATATAAAATCCAGTAAACTTGAGCAAATGTTACACCAACTTAAACCAAAGGCAAATTGATCAATACTCAATAAATATTAAAAACAAGGGTAAATCTTGCAGAAAAAAACACGAAGTATTTTAGATGAATTGGCAACCATGCCTGTAAACAAAGACAGGGAAAATTTGGTTGAATCTCGTGCCGCTCATGTTATTAGCGGAGCAATAAACCTTATAAATTACATAAAAGAGCATTATGACCAAGAATCAGCGGCTGAACTTGAGCGAAGACTTCTCAATAGTATTCGTGCCCAAGACCCTCAAAAATTCGTCCGTGGAGTTCGCAGACTAAAAAGCGAAGATTAATGCTAGATTTTATACAGACACTTTCAGAATCTATTAAAGGCTCCACTCATATAGAACATCCAGAAGATTTGGTATTCATGAATGGTTCTAATGGTGCCACTTCTGCACTGAGTGCACTAAACTCTGTTATTGCCAGACCAGATACCATTACAATAAAATGGGATGGCTATCCAGCATTAGTATTTGGGCGCAACCATGATGGTCAATTGGTTGTGGTGGATAAACATATGTTCACTAAGAAAGATGGCACTGGTCGTAGAATTACCAGTGTTGAACAGTTTGTAGCATATGATCAAGCCAGAGGGGCAAATCGTGGCGATTTATATCAAATCCTAGAAAAACTTTGGCCTCAGTTTGAACAGGCAGTCCCACAAAATACACGTGGATATTATTGGGGTGATTTGCTATGGG